GTGGAAGATATGTCTATTGTGCAACGTATTGTACACAACCATATATCGGGTTCGATGGAGTAGTGTGGGTACGGCACGACTCTTACCTATATTTCTCAGTATAAACAACAAGTTATGAAAAATTACGTTGCAAACATCACACTTGAAAAAGCATCTCAACAACGTGTTACGTTAGAGCAAGCTCAACTGGATTATTATCTTCGTCCTGACACCACACACGATAATGTCCAATATACAGATGTATTTACTCTCTCTCCAGATCCACTTAATCCTAAGTTCGATATAGTTCAATATTGGGTTAAACGCGAACGTTTTGATGTTCCTTTATCAATTGGGGAGGGATATGTTTATATATTAGTTAATAAGGGTCAACCTGGAATTTTAAAAATTGGATATACGGATCGTACCCCACAACAACGTGTTGCTGAAATAAATAAAGGTGCGGGTATAATTACTCCTTGGTATATTTCTAATGCTTTTCCTTGTAAATCACCTAACTATATTGAGTCGCTTGTTCACAAGCATTTTGAACAATATAATATTAATAAAGAGGGATTTGCGGTAACTATTGCTATGGCGGAAAAAGTTATAAGTGATATTATTAGTGAAAATAAAGCCGGTATTTAATTAATTTAAAAACGAAATAAACGCTTAAATATAGTATATACGTATAAGTGTAGGATAAGTGGAGGCAATAGCAACTTGAGCAGACTATTAAAAGTTAATATTTATAGATATGGCAAAACATTACAAAATAAAATTAGAAGATAAAGCAGCATTGCTTAATCACTTACAGGCATTAAATGTTAATATTGATAGCTTTGATATAACAGATAATAAATTAGATAATACATTTGAATTTACTGTTGAACAACCCGAAATAGTTAATATGGTTAATACTGTACTTAAGCGTTCACCTAAAATTAGTCAGGTTAAAGAGCAACTTAAAGCAATGATTCGAGAAGAATTAAAAAATATTAGAAATAAAGAGTAACCAAAAGTTACTCTCTTTCTTTGGAAATATAAAATATTTTTCGTAACTTCCACCTACAGTTGGTTTGAACAGGTAGATAGAAAGAAACGAGAATAATGATAGGAACAGCGGGAACGGAAAAGCACATATATTTATATATAAACATATACTATGAGATACAAAAATAACGTATTAGACAAATTGGTACAAACAGAAGCGGTTGCTAATCGCATTCAAATTCAAGTGAATAGAAATGTTCCTCAAGATCAAATTCTTGAATCTATTGAAACATTAAAAGAAGCAATTGAAAAAGTTCGCGAAATGATTTCTGTTGAACCTGATGAATTTGCACAACAATTTAGAGGATAATTTATGATGATAGCTTTATGGGTTTTTATAATCCACATAATCGAATTAATTGCTATTGGAGCATTTTTAATTATTAGACGTAATAATGCTTTAGAAAAGGCTTTTATTCAACAACAAGAATATATTGACGCTATTGGTATTATTGCTGCCGATGGAGAATCTCGTTTAAAAGAACTTGATTTACAGGGTGCATTCCAAGCCGATGATGAAGTAGGTACTTTCTTCCAAAACTTAAAGGAAATACAAACTTTAGTAAGTCAATTCAATAATCGTAAAAACTAATTTGGTTACGTCCTTTTCCTTTCGTATACTGTTATTAAAACTAAGATAATAACATGGCCTATTCATATGAAGAAGATTATGACTACGACATTTTCGGAGACGATGATGAAACGATAGCGTTAACTAAACGCGGTAAACCTCGTAAGCGTAAACCAAAAGAACCAAGAATTTACTTTACTCAAGATACTGAGGATGCTATTGTGGAGTACCTTATTACCACAGATATGGCTGAACGTAATCGCATTTATAATGAGCGTATTAAATATGGTTTTTATAAATTAGCTGAGAATATTATTCATACGTTTAAGTTTTACTATACCGATACTGATACAATTGAAGAATTAAAACATGAGGTGATTACTTTTCTCCTTGAAAAATTACATTTATATAAATCTGAGAAGGGTAAAGCATTTAGTTACTTTGGTACTATTGCTAAACGTTACTTAATTGTATATAACGAGAACAACTATAAAAAGTTACAAGAAAAAGCAGATGTTGATGAAATAGATGAGGATAAAACTCAACTATACGAATCAATGGATGCTATTGATGAAATGCACTCTCCGAATCTATTTATCAATCAGTATATTAGATATATTGATAAACATATCCACACATTATTTCCTAAATCTCACGATGCCCAGACGGCAGACGCTATTATTGAATTATTTCGTAAGCGTGAAACGCTAGAAATATTTAATAAAAAGGCTCTATACATTTATATTCGCGAGATGACAGATGTATCCACCCCTCAGATAACTAAAATTATTAAAAAGTTAGATACATTACGTACTCGATTATATAATGAATATTACGATCATGGGTATATAAAGATTTAATTATTTATATTTATACGTAAACGCATTTTATGGCTAATTTTGATGACGTATCTGTATTCGATGGTATGTCTTTATCGGATTTATTTAAAAAGATACATAAGAATAATAAAGATATCGATAAACAAATCGGTGAATTTATTGATGTTATGAAACCTATGGCAACATCTAACGCGGGTTCCGCGGTAATGTTAATGCCTACTGTTAAAGATTTAATTGATGTTAATGTAAAAAATAACGAACAATTAATTAAAATGGCAGCTATTGCACAACGTGCTTCAACTGTTAATGGTAATGCGGGGATGGATTTAATTAATATGGATGAAATTAATGCTTTGTTAGAAGAGCAAAAAGCCATTCAAGAAGAAGGTAAAAAATTATTAGATCAAGCCCCAAAACCACAACAACTACAATACGAAACTAATAAGTAATGACATATGGTTATTAAAACAGGTTTAGGATCTATATCATCGGAAATGAGTAATGTTTCATCAAATCAATCTGGTGGGGATTTTACTATACAAGCTGGGAGGGTATTTGCAATCATAAACACAAGAAATACTCCAACATCTTTTCAATTTGATAAATATGGGGGTTTTGAGGCTTTAGGAACTATATTTTATAAAGATTTTGATGAATCTAAAAATGAAGTAGGATCATCAACTGATGATGGTTTTTTAAATGGATGTAGTGTTGCTAAGCCTTTTTTTCCTCAATTTAATTATTTTCCATTATTGGGTGAAGTTGTTTATATTATTGATTTACCATCTCCTATCCCAGGCGAGCCTCAACATTATTATTTAAATACAATTAATATATGGAGTAATTCCCAGGTAAATGCTCAAACACCTTTAAAAAAGACTCCACTAGGAAAAACATTTACTGAAAAATCAGCATTACGACCTCTTTTAAATTTTGAAGGAGATAATATTATTTTAGGTAGAAAAGGAAATTCAATTCGTTTTGGTTCTACAATTAAAACATTTTCATTTTTAAATAATTGGAGTGATAGAGGTAATAATGGTGATCCTATTACTATTATAACTAATGGTATTGCTTTAGATCCATCAAAGGAGTTTTATGTAGAAGATATAAATAAAGATGCAGCTTCAATTTATTTAACAACAACTCAAAGAGTACCTTTAAATATAAATGTATTAACCTACAACCCAAATACAGCACCCATTCCTGTTAATGAATATGATAAAAGTTCACAAATAATATTAAATGCTGGAAGAATTGTATTAAATTCTAGCCAAGAAAATTTAATGTTTTTTTCTAAAAAAGATATTGAAATTAGTACTGATAATATGATAAGTTTAAATGGTGAAGGTGGCATATATTTGAATGCTAAAAAAACAAAAAATACACTTGGAGATGTCGTACAAAAAATATACTTAGGTTCTAAATCAGATGGTAGTACACCCGATGAACCCTTATTATTAGGTGCTAAAACAGTTACTCTTTTAAATGATATGATATCAATGGTAGCAATATTTGCAGCTAGAATGACAGCATGTTCAAATACACAAGAAGGAGCTCCATTATCCAAAGTAGAAGCTGCTAGTGAAGATTTATTTAATAATCTATATTCATTATTTGATAGACTTGATGACATAACATCTCAACAAAATTTCACAGTATAATGGCAGATATTAAATCAAATTTATCTCAGTTTGTTCCTCGAGAAGTAAATGTAACTATTAATGCAGTTAAAGATCCAAAGGCTTTTGGTAATCAACTTGTAGATAGTGCTAAACAATATGTTAAAACTACATTATTAAATGCTGTTGATTTAATAAAAAAAGAAATTGAAGATACAGTTAAAAGATCTATTAATTTAGAAATAAATCATGCTTTAAATCAAAGGCAATTAAAAGCAGATTCTGAACCTACTTCTGTAGTTACTAGTCTTAATACAGTGGAAGTATTTCCCCCAGTATTAACTGAAGAGGAATATGCACTTGCTCTTATTAAAGAAAATGCAAATTACGAAGAAGAAAAAAAAATAATAGATAAAGAATTAAATGGAGATCCTGCTGATCCTAAAAAATACCCGGGATTAAAAAAGAAATTAGAAAAAATAGTATTAGGAGATTTTATAAAATATAAAGAAAGAAAAACTAAAAGAAAATTAGAAAAAGAAGAAAAAAAAAGAAGAACAGATTTAGAAAAAAAATTAGCTAAAGCTGAAAAAAGAAAACAAATTTCTCGTCTTTTATTTAATGTTTTATCTAATATTATTATAGCTCAAATTACAGAAAAATTAATTCAAGTAGTTTCTGATAATGGTAATTTACAAAGATTAGTTGATTCAACTAACATTATTATAGAAGCCGCTACAACATTAGATTCAATAAACCAGGCTAGAGTAGCTAGAAATGCTTGTATAAATATAATTAATAGACAAGAGAAAAAAGTTCAAGACTTATTAAAGCTTGCAAGAACTATTAATGTTGTATTATTGATATTATCTATAGTTTTAAGGATATTAGAAAATATACTTGCACCTGGAGGTACAATAGCTAAAAAACTTGCAGTATTAGCTGCTAAAGCTTTATATATTGTACGAGGTATATCAACAGCATTATCTATAGGAACTTCAATATTAGAAACATCAATTGATATATTAGAAGATTTAAAAAGACAATTACGTGATTTAAATCAACTAATAGAAGATAAAACTTTAGAATTATTAACACCAAGTGAGTTAAGTGATTATTTATCACAAATTAGATTAGCTAGTGAAGATCCATTAAGCCGTTCTACATCTCCCGCTGTTCAACAACTAATAAATGAAATATACCCAGCGGGCGCTCTTAATCAACCTACTCCTAACCAATTTGGAACTTATAAAGGGTTTACATTTGTTATTAAAGAAGAAGTTGATATTAAATTTGTAGTAAAAGGTAATAAACGCCATTATGTTGTTGCTGTTGATACTAAAAATGTAGAACAATTAAAAAGTGATTATTCATTTACATTAGATCCACAACAATTGGTAAATCAATTAAAATTAGTTATTGATCAACAAAATTTACAAGGATAAAATATTTATAATTATGAACATTAAAGCATTTAAAAGATTAATTAAAGAAGCGGTAATTGATGCTATTCACGAAGAATTACCTGAAATTTTAAACGAAGCTATGGCTCGTCAAAACAGAAAACCATTGTCTGAAAACCAAACAATGAATTTTACTAGTACCGATATTAAGCCTAACGCGGCTGTACGTAGCCAATTAGCTGAAAAGATGGGATCTATGTTTGGTATGGCTCCTCAACCACAACAGTATCAATCAAGTGTGCCTTTAGAGGTTATACGTGATCAAGTTAATGATGAAACAGGTGAACCTGTTAATCCATACTTAGCATTTTTGGTTGATTCAGCAAACAATATGACACCACAAGAAAGATCAGGTCTTAAAAATTTAGGATAATATGCCAATACCTCAAACAATACGTGTAAATCCGTTAGATTTACAAAAGAATATTGTAATTGGGGTATCATTGCCTTTCAATGCTGCTGGTGTTTTTAATAAAACATACAGCACAAAAGATCAAATCAAATCAAATTTAATTAATTTGTTATTGACTGATAAAGGTGAACGCATAATGAATCCTGAATTTGGGGCTGATTTAAGAAGATCTTTGTTTGAAAATATAACAACACCTAATTTAGATCTTTTAAGATTTAAAATAATAGATGCTATTAATATTTTTATTCCTGAAATAGTATTAGGAAACGTAGAAATTTCACCTGATCCTGATTCAAATACTTTAAGTGTAACTATAAACTATCGTTTAATAATTTCTAATACCCCAGACCAAGTAACAGTACAATTTCAATAATAATGGCTAATAATATATCATATTTAAATAAAGGATTTAATGACTTTAAAGCTAATCTAGTAGATTATGCTAAAACATATTTTCCAACATCATATAATGATTTTTCTGATGCTAACCCAGGAGCTATGTTCATTGAAATGGCTTCATATGTTGGTGATGTAATGTCTTTTTATCTTGATAATCAAATACAAGAAAACTTTTTATTATATTCAAAGGAAAAAGAAAATTTATATGCTACTTCATATACTTTAGGATATCGTCCTAAATCATCATATGCTTCATCAGTTACATTAGATATTTTTCAATTAATGCCTGCTATACCTAATGGAGGAACTATAATACCTAATACTAATTATGGCCTAATAATTCCACCAAACACTACTGTAACTTCGGCAACAACACAAACAAAATTTTTAACGACTCAACAAGTAGATTTTACTGATACTGGGAGTGCTACTGTTACTTTTTATAATGCTGACTATTTTTTAGTTAAAAAATCAATATCTGCTATATCAGCAGAAATAAATTCAACAACATTTACCTTTACTAATCCTCAAAAATTTTCAAATGTAGTTATCAATGATACTAATATTTTGCAAATTTTAGACGTAACTGATAGTGATGGTAATATATGGTATGAAGTTCCTTATTTAGCTCAATCTACAGTTTATGATAAATTAACTAATCCAACCTATGATACAGATCAAGTTCCTTATTTATTAAAGTTAAAACGTGTACCGCGTAGATTTGTTTCAAGACTTTTATCTGATAATACTTTACAACTAGAATTTGGAGCAGGTGTGTCTGATAAATCAGATAGTAATATAATACCAACACCAGATAATATTAGACTAGGTTTAGTACCAGGTGTATCAACTTTATTAAATAATTATAACCAATCTTCTATATTTTATACTCAAGAATATGGTTTAGCTCCTTCAAATACAACATTAACAGTTAGATATTTGGTAGGTGGAGGTATTGCTTCTAATGTACCTGCTAATGATTTAACTATAATAAACTCTTCAACATCCTATACTAAATCAGGAATAAATGATGCTACAACTACCATTGTATTAAACAGTATTCTTTCAACAAATTCTAACCCATCATCAGGTGGTAGAAGTGGAGATGAAATAGAAGAAATTAGAAATAATGCTTTATATGCTCATTCATCTCAATTACGTGCTGTAACTAAAAATGATTATATTGTAAGAGCATTATCTTTACCTGCAGATTATGGTAGTATATCTAAAGCTTATATTACTCAAGATATTTATACAAACCCACAACCTTCTTTATCTTCAAAACCAATTTCCAACCCATTATCATTAGATTTGTATATTTTAGCTTACAACTCAGATAAAAAATTAACAGCAGCAACTACAAAATTAAAAGAAAATTTAGTAACTTATCTAAATGAGTATAGAATGGTTACTGATGCTATTAATATTAAAGATGCATTTTATATTAACATAGGTATTAATTTTGATATTACTATAACAAGTGGTTTTAGTAATCAAACAGTATTAAGAGATTGTCTTACATCTTTAAAAGCCTATTTTAATATAGAACAATGGCAAATTGATCAACCTATAGTAACCTCAGAAATTATATCTCTTTTACTACAAGTAAATGGAGTACAATCAGTTCCTAATTTAACAATAATTAATAAAGAAGATCCTACAGGAAGCGAATATTCTGCTTTTGGATATGATATTTTAGGAGCCACTCAGAGTGGAGTTATATACCCATCAGCTGATCCTTCAATATTTGAAATTAGATATCCTGATACAGATATTCAAGGTAGAGTTGTAACATTATAAAAATAAAAATTTATGAAATTAGACAAATTAAAAGGACATGTTCCTGACACAGTTATAGCTCAAATTCCAGGAGTTATAGAGAAGTTTGAAATTAATACTCCATTACGTTTAGCTCATTTTTTAGCTCAATGCGGACATGAGTCAGGTAATTTTAGATTAGTAAAAGAAAACTTAAACTATAGTGCTAAAGGTTTAATGGGTATATTTAAAAAATATTTTCCAAATGAAGCTTTAGCTAAACAATACGAACGCAAACCTGAAAAGATTGCTAATAAAGTTTATTCATCTAGAATGGGTAATGGCGATGAGGCAAGTGGTGAGGGTGCTAAATTTTGTGGTCGCGGTTATATTCAATTAACTGGAAAATCTAACTATCAAGCATTTTTTAAATCAATTGGTGCTGATGTTAATACCGATCCAACAACAGTTGCAACTCAATATCCATTAGCATCGGCGGCATGGTTCTTTAATAAAAACGGTTTACATAAAATGGCAGATGGTGGCGCAACTACAGCAGTTGTTACGTCAATTACTAAACGTGTTAATGGTGGTACAATTGGATTAGATGATCGCATCAAACACTTTAATGAGTTCTACGCATTGTTAGCGTAAAACAGTTTAGTATTTACCATATTTATATGTAGTAATTACTAACTATGGCAATTTATAAAATATTCCCTGAAAAGAGTGCTACTCTATATTCGTTTTACCCAACATTAAATACGGGTTTAGATGAAATTATAGAACTTAGCACTTTTTACACTATCAACGAAACTAATGAGGTAGCACGTGGTGTTATCAAATTTCCAACTAACCAAATTAATGATCTTATTAATAACACAATAGGCCGTTATAATTCTTATGACGCTTATTTAAAGTTATATTTAGCTAATGCTAGCTCAATCCCTTTAGATTACACAATATTTTGTCACCCATTATCAGGAAGTTGGAATATGGGTACTGGCAGATTAGGTAATGTACCTACTACTACTGATGGAGTTGGTTGGCAATATAAAGATGGAACTGATGTAGCAACACCTTGGTTTTCTAATGGTTCTATACCTTCAGGTACTACTGGTTCTTATAGAACTGGAGGAACAATAGGTGGTGGTTTATGGTATACTGGATCTAATTATCAAGCTACTCAATCATTTACATATATTACTTCTAAAGATATAGAATTAAAAGTAACTAATACTGTTGCTTCTTGGTATGCTGGGTCTCTTTATAATAATGGGTTTATTCTTAAACACTCATCATCATTAGAATTTTCAGCATCTTCTTCTAAATTTGAAACAAAATATTTTTCAGGTAATACCCACACTATTTATCCACCATGTCTAGAAATTAGATGGGATGATCAAATATATACAGGTTCATTATCAACAGTTACTAATGATTTATTTGTTCCTTCATTAGGTAATAATAAAGGTGAATACCAACAAGACTCAGTACAACGTTTTAGAGTCAATGTGAGAGATAAATTTCCAGCTAGAACATTTCAAACTAGTTCGGTTTATTTAAATAACAAAGCATTGCCTTCTTCTTCATATTGGTCAATAAAAGATTTGGATACCGAGGAAATAGTCGTAGATTACGATACAAACTACACCAAAATTAGTTGTGATAGTACTAGTAATTATTTTGACATATACATGAACGGGTTAGAACCTGAACGCTACTATAAACTATTATTTAAAACTATATTAGCTAATGGTGAAACAGTTATAAATGATAATAATTACTACTTTAAAGTTATAAGATAATGTCTCAAATTCCTATAGAAAAAACAGTATTTGATAAAGCTGCTTTTGAAAAAGTTATTAATAGAAATTTCAACCAGTTACCTCCTGCTAATCAAACTGGGGAACAAGAAGCAGCGGCACCATCTTTTACTGTAGAAGATTTTTTAAATTTGTTTAATTCATTATATGATTTTATACCTGAAGATGTATTAAGAGCTATGTTAGAAAAAATAGCAGGTACTTTAGGAGTTAGACTTGATGATACAGATATTCAAGCATTATTAAATGAAATTACATCTTTAAGAGGACAATTAGTTGATATACAATCAACAATTACCACACTAAATCAACCACAAGCGTAACTTATATAATGGCAGATAATATTAAAATAGTAGGTAGTATATTAAATACAACAGAAGTATCACGTTACGATAATGCTGATTTGAGATTAATAACCTCTAAAAAAATTCAAAAAAGTTTTAATGCTAATAAAGATTATATTGAATATCATGTTTATGATATTGGAAATAATTTATTAGATGCTAATTATGACTATCGCCAATATAGATTACCATCTAATTATAGTTTAAATCCTGGAGTTACATCTAATTTAAATATAAATAATACAACAGCTACAGGAGCTGAAGTAGGAAGTGTTTCTAATTTATCAACTACATCTTCTACTTATCCTATTATTGAAATTGATCCTGTACAGGATTTACAAGATTTAGGATATACATCTGGTGAATTTAAGGTTCAATATAACATATTTAAAAATAAAATATCAAAATTTCCAAATGCTGATTTATTTATTAAGGAAATTTCTCCTGATAGAACTGAAATTAGAGTTGGATCTGTTGTATTAACAGATTCACAACTTGAAAGTGGATCCTTAGAATTAATTAATAGTTATTCTTCATCTTCTATTTTTGATCCTTTTCTTTTAGATTTTTCAAACAATAGACAAGAAATAATTACTAATATAGTTCTCAATCCTATAGATACAGGATATGAAATATTATTTAAATTATATAATGAATTAGATCCTACAATATCTGAAAAAGATTCATTATGGGTTGTTGAAGAAATTTCTTCACCTTATATATTTAATCTTAATCTTGATGCAATATTTTCTGTACCTGAAGGGGGAAATAAATTAAGAGGACCTAAATTTAAAAATAGAGGTAGATTTAATAGATCAAATACAACTTCAAATGATTATAAAAGTTTAGATGAATTAGCTTTAAACCAAGATGCTTTACAAAATTTAAGTGTTTCTCAAAGTATTAATATTAATATAAATTTTGATGGTATAGGAGGTGAAGGAGGTGGATTTAATAGTTTTGTAACATTTGGTTCAGCTTTATCTCGTGTACAAAACTTTTATACCAAAGTACAAAAAATTGAAACTTATAATAAAACTATAAGCCAATATACTCCTAATATATCTACTACAAGTAGTTTACAATCAGAAATAAATTCATATACATCTAGTATTAATAATATTATAGCTAATTTTGATGGATTTGAAAACTATTTATATTTCTCATCAGGTTCATTAACATCTTCATTTCAATATGGTGTTACACCTTTTCCAAAATCAGGCAGTAATAAACCATATTCTTTATATCCAACCACTTCTTCTCAATCAAAAACTTGGTATAGTTCTATTACATCCAGTGCTGAAGATTATGATTTAAATAATGTAAATTATTTTAAATATTCAGTACCAGGTTTTATAGTAGATGATCCTAATAATGAGAACTATTTAGTTTTCTTAAATATGATGGGTCAATTTTTTGATAACATTTGGATATATATTAAATCTATTACTAGTGTAAATGTTTCTAATAATAATTTAAATTTGGGTATTTCTAAAGATGTTGTATATAATTTATTACAATCTTTAGGTATAAGTGTATTTAATAGTTTTGGTAACCAAGATATAGCTAATTATTTAGTTGGTTCAAATACGGGCAGTGCGTCATATAATGGTTATTTAACAAATTTTTCTGCTACAAGTAGTTATTTAAATAACATACCTAAAAAAGATATTTTAGCAGAATCATATAAACGTATTTACCATAACTTACCTATATTATTACAACGTAAAGGTACTGTAGCTGGATTAAGAACATTACTTTCTACATTTGGTATACCAAACCAAGATTATTATAATATTATTTCTAATCTTTCTGGATCATATGTTGGTGGAAAATTAATTACATCTTCTTTATTTGTTACAAATTCTTATTATACTCCAACCGGAAGTGTTATTAGTAGTAGTATTTTAAATATAAAGGAATATGGTGGTTCAACTACAGCTGAATTATTAAAGGGGTACAATAATAATAAAGTTAGAATTGTAAATACTACAATTACGGGTAGTGTTTTATCTCCTTTAGTTAGTATTCAACAATATACTTCTGAATCATCTGATTTTAGAACAACAGATGATCATTATGTTGATGTATCGTTTTCTCCACAAACATTAATAGATACTTTTGCTTCATCTTCTATTATATCTTCAAACCCATCATGGAGTTTAGATGACTATATTGGAGACCCAAGACAATTATATAGTGGATCTTATAGTGATTTAAATGCTCAAAGAAGTTTTTATTTATCTCCATTATCATCGTCTATAATACCGTTTACTAGCACAGTAGGAACTGGATCTATGGCTGCTACTGATTATAATAATTTTATTCGTTTAGTACAGTTCTTTGATAATTCACTATTTAAAATGTTAGAAGATTATGTTCCTGGTCGAGCTAGTCTTTCAACAGGTGTAACTATTAATTCCCCAGTTTTAGAAAGAAATAAAATTGCTTATGCTAACCCTAATACTACTACTGTAATAGCAGTAGGTAGTAACAATATAAGTGGTTCTAGAATAACAGCATCTTATGATCCTTTTTATAACCAATTACAGGAAGATAGAGTTGCTTATTTTGATGGAGCTATTAGTGGTAGTCAAATAAACATTTATGATGATTATTTTACCCCTGGTAATTTTAATCCTTATGCTAGATTTATTGACTTATATAATGTTAATCATTCTATTTATCAACAAATAAATGAATCTACATTTACACGTTCTAAATTTAATACATTACTTAATAATGTTTCTGGTAGTTTATTTGCAAGTAAAAGAAAAAATATAGAATATCTTAATAACTATTATTTACAATCTACATCTTCGTTTTTAATTAATAGTGCTAGTTTAGGACCTACATTTGCACCAACAGGCACTTTAAATATAAATGGTGTTACTTTTGCAATTACTGGAAGTACACTTCCTACTAATACTGCAAAAATAATTTATGTAACTTCTGGTTCTAATGCTTTAGCATCAATGAATAATTTAACAGCATCTTTTAATGCTAGTAAATCTTTAGCACCTTATAGTTCATCTATAGGAAATATGTATGTTACTGTTTCTGGATCAACAGGGTTATATGTGTATTCTAATAAATTAGTATCTGGATCTATAGGTAATACTTATTATATAGTTACTAAAAACAATGTAACTTATTCTTTAGCAAGTGGATCTGATTTTAATTACGTAACATCATCAGCTCAATTACAAGATTCTTATTTAACATTATTTTCATATAATGCACCAAGATATGATGGTGTTAAAGTGTCTAGTGTTACTTATAATACCTACACTACTGCATCAGCAGTTTCAGGTGGTTATGAGGGTGACGTATCATATGGTAAATCAGCAGCTATTGATCAATATGTTAGAAAATTTGGTTTATTTACTCAAATTGTAAGTAGTTCTTTCTTCCCCGGTCGTAATGCAACTGCTTTAAAATATCTTGTAGATGAAAGTGGTAGTTTAACTGAATTAAATCAAAATTTAAGTAATACCCCTCCAAGCACTCATTGGTTTGAAATTCAAAATACATTTAAACAAGGTAAAAATTCAACAATTGCCTTATTTGATAACCAACAATATAGTAACCAAAAAACTACAGATGGTGTTAAACCTGTTTTTGATAGTGGATATTCATATTACCCAACATTATATTTTACTAGTGGATCTGATCAAAAGTTATATTTCCAATACACAGGTAAAGGAGGATCAGGTGTATTAATGAATATTAATAATACTAATAATGCTATTTTCTATCAATCAACCGCAACTTCTTCTTATGCCTTTACTACAGGATCTGGAGCTGTAGGTAGTATAGGTAGTATTTATTCTATATTTGATACTCAAGATGCAGATTTTGCCCAAGGTAATAGTAACTATTTTAATATTAGATCAAATCCTACAATTACATTCCCAACATACAGTATATCTCAGTATGGAATTAATATGGCTTTTTCAGCTAATTTTGGTATAAATGTTCAATTTCCTTCTTCTAGTATGTCTGCTTCTTATAAGTTTGATATAATTAATCAACCATCAGGTTCATCAACAACATCATCTCTAGCAACACAAACTTTAACCGCTACATCAACACTAGGTAATTTATCAAGTATTTTAACTTTTGATATTAATACTTCTTATAATCCATTTAATAAGGGAGACCAAATAACATTCCAATTAAAACAATTTAACTACCCAACTAGTTTTACAGCATCTATATTATCTACTGGAACTGGAACTCCTTATAGTGGTTTAAAAAACTCAATTTCACTTGCTGGGGCTAACACATATGCATTTACAGGTTCTAGTTCTGTAGGACAAATTGGACAATTTATATCAGGATCAAGTGGTATTAATCAACTTATAATTAATCAAAGTTTATCTGGATTTACAGATTATTTATATTTACCTGCAACTAGTTCTGTTCTTTATGCTTCAAGTTCATATGGAAATGTTTATTATACATTTTCACCTAAGGTTGGAGATGTGGCTCTAATTTATTATTCTCCCACTCAGTATCAGGAACTTAATATTAGTAATGTATCAATTAATTCCAATGATAATAACAAATTAGTATTAACTGTAACACCTAACTTAGTTAGCAGTTTAGTAAATACTACTTACACACCAAATACAATAAGTAAGGCTTTGTTCTTATCTAAAATACCTGATGAAACTAATATTAATTTATCATTTAATAAAACTGATGGACAAACATCATACGGATTTATTATTCCCGATAATTTATCACCAGAGGTATTAAATAATATTGATACAATAACAAGACAAGTACAACAAAAGTTATTATCTACATCGACACCTTCATCAGGAATAATAATAAACACCGTTTAAAAATTAACAACTTAATATATTTATAATATATACAACATAACGAATTATGGCAATTTTAAATCCTACGTACGTAACAGTAGATGCAATATTAACCACTAAGGGCCGTCAATTATTGGCTCGTAACGATGGTTCATTTCAAATTACACAGTTTTCATTAGCTGATGATGAAGTTGATTATACTTTGTATAATCCTAACCACCCATCAGGATCTGCTTACTATGGTGAAGCAATTGAAAACATGCCTGTAATAGAAGCTTTCCCTGAAGATACGCAAATTATGCGTTACAAATTAGTAACTTTACCTCGTGGTACATCACGTTTACCAGTTATTAATGTTGGTTATAGTAGTATTTTATTACGTCAAGGTGCATCATTGACAATTACTCCACAAACACTTAACTATTTAGGTGCTACAAGTACATTTGAAACAAATGGATATGTAGTAACAGTTTCTGATTCAAGATTATTATCTTCATTTGCAGGAACAGGTATTACAACAACCACCCCTGGAATTACAGGTTTAAACACAACTTCAGGTGCTGTACTTTCAACAAGTCAAATAGGTACTTCATTTACATTAACAGGTACAACAATTAATACTTTGTTTGGAACTAGTTTGACTACATTAACAACTACTATTACCTTTATTGGTAGAGATAGTGGAGCTAGAATTACTATTCCTTTAAACATTCAAAAAGTAGCTACAAACTAAAATAATATAGACAATGTCATTTACAAGATACGCAACAGAAGATTCAGTAATTAGTTCAGAAACCGTAGTACGTGGTTTATGGAGTGGAGATTCTGCAACATTAACTTCATTTTATAACTTTGGAGCAGCTACTGAATATTATTTAGATGTTTATGATACTACTTATCTTGCTCCTCAATTTAGTATCCAATATGGTCACGTAAGTGGTTCAGGTTCAGCTCCTATTAATGCAGCTATTCCTGGATATTCACCATCACGTGTTGTTTATGGTCAATACAGAAATTTAGTTTACGGAACTGAAACAACAAACTTTAGTTTTGATAATGGTTCAACAACTTCAGATTCTATTTACGTAATTAACGTTTCTAGAGCTCGTTATAAAGAATCTTTATTACCTGGTTCTTTAAATTTATTTTTAAGTGGTAGCGCTGGTACTTTGAAATTAACAGACGACAGTGGTACTACAAATTTATCTCGTTTTGTAGGTGAAAACAAATATTATAACATAATTAGTGGAAGTTCAGGAGCTTATTTTACATCAGGTACACCATCAAAATATTATGGTTTATTCTTCCCAGATTTAAACACTATCATTTTAGATGCAAACGCATTATCAGGAAGTGGTGGTGCTAATTATTTTGTTACTTCAAGTAGAGGAACTGGTAGTTTAAATAATCAATTTAACTTATATAATTCTGTTTATAGTGGTAGTAATTTTTCAGCAAATTCATCAGAAACTATTTCAGCACGTTATTTCTTTACTCGTGTTAAAAATACAGAATACAACTATACTACAAACCCATCTGTTATAGACGCAAATGGTAATTTATTGTATACTACTTTAATTAACAATCCACAAACATACATTACCACAGTAGGTATGTATAATGATAATAATGAATTATTGGCAGTTGCTAAATTAAGTAAACCATTAGTAAAAGACTTTACTAAGGAAGCCTTAATTAGAATTAAGTTAGACTATTAATCTATGTATGTCATCATTCAAACAAATCAACAAATCGGACGTTACGCATGTACCTTACACTGCTAATAAACAGTGGGATAGTACAGTTACTTCTTACCCTTCAAGTGGTAGTTATATAACAATTTATAAAGGTACTAGATTAACCGGAATATTTAATCCTATTACAGACCCTGTAACTGAAGGACAATATGAACGTTTAGTTTATAACCAAATAAACCACATGTTTTATCAAAACTTTAGTGGTTCTCTTTTAAATACTTCTTCTTTAGCTAATTCTATTTTTTACGAATCAGCATCTACAACATATGCTACAGCATCATATTTTAAGTATGATGAAAATCCTAAATTAATAAAAAGAATACCTACAGGATCTAACCAAGGTATTCGTGTATTAGCTATTAATCAAGATGTATATGGTAGTAAGGTATTACCTTATAATTTTGTATTATCATCTTCTGCATATTATATAACTGATGACGGTAATGGTAACTTATACGATCAAGGAACAGTTCATATAGGTAATATATTTTACCCACAAGGTATTGCAGTAGTTACCACTCAGTCTTACCAAAATATGTTTGCATTACCACCACTTGCTGTATCTAATATTTACACATTTAAAGCAAGCGATCTTATAAAAACAGGAAGTACAAGTATATTAGCTAACGACTTAGTTAGATCAGGAAGTTTTATTACAGGCTCAACACCTACAGGTTCTATTAGATTATCAGGTAGTGCTGATCAATTATCTACTATTACTATACTTTCAGGAAGTCTAAAACCATCAATGATTTCAGGATCTACACCTCAATCATTTTTTCAACAAGGTACTTATGATGTTTATTATACAGTAGATAAAGCATTAGGTAATGGTACAGTGATAACAAGTAATAAAGCATTGATAAGATTTAACATTATACCTCCCGATTGTACTTTTGGATTTATAGTAGCAACATCATCATTAGCTCCTTTATAACATAATTTGTTTGTGTTAAAATAGGTTATTATATTATAGTTATGAGTACTATTTTTATTTCTATTGCATCTTATAGAGATCCACAATTATTATTCACATTACGTGACTGCATAAATAAAGCAGATAATCCTGTTAATTTACGATTTGGTATTGCTTGGCAACACAATATTGAAGATGAATGGGATAATTTAGATGAGTTTCAATTTGATCCTCGTTTTACAATTATAGATATTCCTTATAATGATTCTAAAGGAACATGTTGGGCTAGAAATTTAATTCAACAACAATATCAAGGTGAAGATTATTATTTACAATTAGATTCACATCATCGCTTTGTTGAAGGGTGGGATACTAAATGTATTGATTCATTAGAAGATTTAAAATCAAAAGGTCATAAAAAACCTTTATTAACTGCTTATTTACCATCTTTCAATCCTAATAATGATCCTGAAGAAAGAGTAATTGAATCTTGGTGGATGACTTTTGATAGATTTATTCCTGAAGGAGCTGTATTTTTCTTACCTGCTATTATACCAGATTGGCAAAACTTAACATCACCTATTTCATCACGTTTTCTATCAGCACATTTTATTTTTACCTTAGGTCAATGGTGTACGGAAGTACCTTATGATCCTGAATATTATTTTCATGGTGAAGAAATTTCATTAGCTGTTCGTTCATATACTCATGGTTATGATTTATTTCATCCCCATATAATAATTGCTTGGCACGAATATACTCGTAAGGATAGAATTAAACATTGGGAAGATGATAAAGAATGGTTTCATAAAAATACTCATGCTCATAAACGAAATAGAGCATTATTTGGTATTGATATAGAATGTAGATGTGATATGGAATTTGGTCCTTATGATTTTGGTACTGAACGAATCTTACAACAATACGAAGCATATGCTGGTATTCGTTTTAGAGATAGAAGCATTCAAAGCTATACTTTACAAAATAAAGTAGCACCTAATCCAGTTATCACTAGTCCTTTGAACTACGATGCATCATTTATAAAGATGTTTAAACATTGTATTAATCTTAATATGGATTTAGTGCCGTTAGATGATTATAATTTTTGGGCACTTACCTTTAACGATATAGATGGTGTTGAATTATTTAGAAAAGATATAGGTGTTGATGAAATAACATTATTTAAAACGAAATCTAATATAGAAATATGGGTTGAATTTGAAACCATTGCTCAACCTAGTAAATGGACAATATCACCACACTCTTTATTACAAGGGTGGTGTGGTAAAATTGAAGAAATATTACCCATATAAAAAGTTAAATTTTAAAATATTTATATAAAACACATACATTTTGCCTAATACAATATACGTACAAGTAACTGACGAAACTACCTCACCAGGTCCATATTCAATATATGCCGACACGGTGAATAGTGCTCCGCTTATGACAAATGTATCTTTAGCAGATTTAAGAGCAGCTGTATCTATGAGTGTAGTTTCTTATCCTACTAATGTTTTATTAGTAAATAAAAATCCAGCTTGTGCTACAAGCCTAACAAATACAGTTATTGTTTATACAGGTTTAGTTCCAACTCCTACACCAACTATAACACCAACATTAACACCAACTATAACACCAACATTCACCCCTACAATTTATCCAACCCCAACACCTACACCTCCAACACCTACTCCTACTACTGCTCAAGTATCAGTAACAGTAAGTTTAACAATAGATGCTGGTAATACAGGATATACTGAAATTTTTTATCAAGGTTCTGGAGAAGGTTCACCATCATTAAAACAAACGTTAACAACAACAAGTACAGTTTCTGTAAATGTTCCTTCTGGTAATAAATTCTATGTAAGAACTTTTCAAACATCTAGAGCATATAGTTACCAAGTTGGTGAAATTATATTTAGAGTTAATGGTAATAATGACTTCTGTAGTCCTTACATACAGAAAACTTTAGGTGCTAGTCTTGAACTTTCTTGTCCTGCTGTTTATGCTGGTGGTAACCCTACAGTTACAACTGGAAATACTTATGTTGCAAATACTTATATAGGTAACCAAAGATAATAATAAAAAATGCCCATAATAAGCTATACCGGATCCTTTCAATTATCATTTAAAAATGAACATACTTTGTTTGAGAATGAAATACATTGCACTATTAAAGAAAGTGAATTTAATTTATCTTACAATCCTACTTTAATTTCAGGTAGTCAACCTCGTATAGTATCTGGAAGTGCAGGATATGTTTTAACAGGTTCTTTAAATGGTACTTTAAAATCATTTGCTACAGGCTCTACTTTACCATCAGGATCTTATTTTACACCTTATGCTACAGCAATAGGTTTATATAATGATGATAATGATTTATTAGCAATAGCTAAATTTGGTAAACCAATTTTAATGTCACCTTACACTGACATGACATTCGTTGTGAAATATGATACATAAATGGAAAAGTTGGGATATAATTGATCCCACAAAATATTATGGTTTTGTTTACTGTATTACTAACGAAATAACAGGTAAGTTTTACATTGGTAAAAAAGCATTCTTTCATAATAAGAAGCATAAACTTACTCAAAAACAATTAGCAGAACAAACAGGACCTGGTCGCAAACCAAAGTTTGAAATTATTCAAAGTGAAAGTGATTGGCAAACATATTGGGGTTCTAATAAGCAATTACTTGCTGATATTAAACAATATGGTGAGGAAAATTTCAATTGTTGGATTTATAGACAATGTTCTACCAAAAAACAACTAACATACTATGAAATGCATTATCAATGCAAGTATGAATGTTTAACTAGTTCTAGTATGTCCTATAATGACAATATATTAGGTAAATTTTTTACTAGAGATTTGATAGAGGCAAAATAAAGTCTTATATTTGCGGTTATGGAAAATGCTGCTCTACTAGTATTAGTAGAATCTGTTTTAGGTAAAGGCACACCAACAAGCAAAGGTAACTATGCTTTTAAATGTCCGTTTTGTGCTCACCACAAAAATAAACTAGAAGTATCATTACGTACCACAGCTAAAAAGGAAAATTTTTGGCATTGTTGGGTGTGTGATACTAAGGGTAAAACTATCCGTACCCTATTTAAACAAGCAAAAGCAACACCAGACAAATTTACTGACCTAAATCTGCTCATTCAGCCTACTAATATAGAAGATATTGTATCTACTGAGGTACTCGCTTTACCCGCTGAGTACATCGCATTAAATGGTATTTACTCGGATAAGATCGCTCAAATAGAGGCTAAACACGCATTAAAATTTCTAACGAAACGTAACGTAACTAAAGACGATATTTTAAAATATAATATTGGTTTCTGTAAAGAAGGGTCGTATGGTGGGCGAATAATAATACCTTCATATGATGCAAATGGTATTTTAAATTACTTCGTTGCTCGCGCTTATAAAGAATCAGATCGTAAATACAAAAATCCACCTGTAGCATCTAAGGAAGTTATAGGTTTAGAATTATACATAAATTGGGATGCACCAATTATACTTTGTGAAGGTATGTTTGATGCAATCACAATTAAAAGAAATGTGATTCCATTATTAGGTAAAGTGTTACATAACAAACTAATGGAAAAACTAGTTAAATCAAGCGTCGATAGAATTTACATTG